CCCCCATAACTGCAAATAGACATCTTATTTGGACTTAGGTGTCTCCGCCTGATGATGCTGTTCTTTCCAACTATGCACCTCTTCCATAGCTTTAGCATATTTCAAAAACTCGGAAACTTTAGGATCTGGTTTACCCTTAACGGAATGCTTACTCATCCGTTTAACAATTGGACTAACTGACAAAACTGTATTAAGTAGATCATACAACTGTTTCTCTATTTGAATCATCACTATACCTAACCAACTAACATACGGCACCAAATTAGTTGCTGTTGTGGTCCATGTCAATTGAATCTCTACTGGAAAACCTCCAGTAATTTCAGTATCAACAGCAATCAATGCTATATGATTTGATAAATAATTAGCTGTTTCTAATGACCAATTGATAACATAATTATTAAAAGTAGCTCCTTGAGCACTATAAAGTCCAGTTATACCAGTTAAGGCAGTTGATGAATTATCACCCTGGTGACTATAATACCAATAACTGGTACGAGCTACTTTAATAGTTGTATAATCCGCAGCTTGAATTAAATTACTACTAACTCCTGATGCCCCAGTCGGCCAAGTACTTATATTATTTAAATTAACTAGGGTATCATCTGGTTTCAAAAAATAATTCCTATGCATAGCAGTTGAACCCGTCTTCAAATATGTAGACGGTAAGGGTAAATCATAAACAAATACATCCAACAGCCCAGTATCAAATTGTGGTGTTTGCAATTCTACATCATAATCAACCCACAATCCTCCAGTCTCTTCAGTATTCGCGGCTCCATCAGTCAATAATTGCAAATTAGCTACATCATATGTTTTAACATCTTGATTAACTCCCAAAGCGTCAGTTCTAACAAAATAACGCTTATATTTCTTCAAATTACTTGGTGTGAACCGACACTCTACTGGCGTCCATAATTGACCTGTAACTGCATCCTGGAACGCCATTAATGAAGACTTTTCAGTCGGTGGTTCAGTAGCTGCATTATAATCTGGAGCCATTGTCACACTACCAGCTGTAGCTGTTGAAGTAGTAGGTACATAAGAATAATCTAACTTCTTAAAGGAATAAGTTTGAAAAAATTGAGCAATTTTACATAACCACGGAAATGCCACACTCAATCCCGCATTTATGGCCGTTAAAACCGAAGTAACACTATTAGCTGTTGTACCAATGGATCTAACGTACTCACGGTTTCTTATTCTTAGAGTACGCATAGGATTAGTATTTGTCAATACCTGACCCATAGACGATGGTGCTAATATAGCCTTATCCTTCTTATACGCACTATTAACTTGTCGTGGAGCCCTAGATCGCCGCCGATTTCTTGGGCCCTGTTTTAACTTTCTCAATTTTCTCATTTTTTTCCTCAGTCTTTTATCTTTACGGTTCTTTCTATTTTGATTATTATTCATAGTTGTACTTATCATTAGGTGTTGGCTTGTACGCCTACCCTTTTGTTTTAAGTCATTAAGGTTGACCCCTCTTGTTTAAGGCCTTTAAGGCAGGCCCCCAATTTAACCCCTTGGGTTGGGGCACTAATAAATAGTGGGGCTATAACTTATGCAAAGCCATATCACGTCGGAACATACTCTCAACGTCATCACTATCCATCACAAAATGAACACCATAGCGCTGTAATGACTGCTTAAAGTCCATGTAAAACTGAAACTCACCAACTGAACATTGATCAATCGGGCACTCATTATCATATACAGTCCCATATATCTCATTATCTAATTCATAAATCTCAGAAAATGAGACTGGATCAACAACCTCTTTTGTCAGTTGCCCTTTTAACCAATATAATGTATCAAATTTAATTAACTTGATTACCTTTTCTGTGAGTTTAACTGCTTGTAAATGTGATAATACCAAATTGATGTAAACCCTTAAATAAGGCACATGTAAACCTGCAGGTTTCAATGATTCCAATGTGCCCTTAAGTATTTGATCCCAAACCCTAGCCGGTCTCTTACTATATAGAAAATGGCCGATACGTGTTAAGACTTTTCCTGGCATCTTACCAAACACATACCTGCCTGAAATAGTTCTATAAAATCGTGATGAGAGAAATTCAGCCTCAGTTAATCTGGTAGTCCACCCGGTTTTAATGGTCAAACCTAAAGAATTACAATGCTGCTTCAATAACATTAACACTGTTGACATATTGGCCCACTTCTTAACTATCTGGGTCAAATTTAAAATGACCAATACATCATCACCATTGACCACTAAATTAAATTTTAAACCTAATTTCTGAAAAAAGGAACCCATAACACCAACGGTTGTAGTAGTGTTACCACTACTAGTATTAAGACTACCAGTTTGCCGTTGACCTGCCACACTATAAACCAAACCTTGCCCATATACCCTTGGGTTTTCTGTGGCATTACAATACAACTCAGCAAAAGGGTTAATTGAACCAAATCCGAGATCTAAATATCGCTGGTTCTCTAATCTTATTGTTTCATAATCCTGAGTCTTATCATATCGTTTAAAATCCGTCCATAAGAACACAGGCCGCTTATAATATAATAGCTGCTCGGAAATCCACCAATTAAACATATCAACGGTTGCACCTGAACAATACCATATATTAGTAGTTACATTCCATGAATATTTTAAACATGTATTCAAATTTAAGAACCAAGTCCCAAAATCTGCTTTAGATTGTTCAGATGTCCCAGAAATATTCCTGGGTGCAAATGGTTCATAATCGTCCTTAGTAACAGCCATTATTTTCTCTCTCTTAACAAAGCTTCTGAAAACATAAGATCGTTGATCTCGGTATACATCATCCTTGGCTTTCAATATTGCTAATTGTTTAGCTGGTGTAAAACGCGCTAAAAATTCTTGAAAGCCTCTTCGCTTATACTGGAATTGAACTACATCACCTTCATCATTATGAATTTCATACATTAAGTGCTTCGGCATTAACTCACCATCTACCAGGCTTAACGCCATAACCTTTCGCAAATACAAATCAACTTGTGGCCAAGCCCCTGGTATTGCGGTGAATTCATTCTTAGATAGCACTCGATGGGTTATTGCTATCAATTGGTTATGTTGAGACCTACTCATAACTACCGGATACGCACAAGTAAAAGTTGGACCCACCTCCACAAACCCAGGTGGATCACGCCTCAACTTATCTTCTCTAAAACTAAATTTTATCCAATTTTTAAAATCACCATAACCCCCATATGATTCAGGACTAACTAATTCTAACTCTGACTCTTGGGCTTTTAAAACATCGTAAGGTCTATATGGTATAGTTTGATTTACTGTAATTTTCTTACCATTTTCTATACCTATTTTAACATTATCCCAAACTCTGTAATAATCACTTTTAAGCATTGCATATACTGCTATTATTAAGAAATACAAAACTAATTGCAATGATAACAATCCACTAATTAATGAGTACCCCGTGCCTGCACTCACGACTGGTACTATAAATAATATAATTAGTATTAATAATACATATCGGGTTTGCCACACCATTATTAAATATGTATTAATGAAATCACTAAACGTCGAACCTACTACCATCAATGATCTACAACTATAGTATGTCTCAATTAAAGTGATTATCAAGCTTATAAGCAACAATATTAACATACTACCCTTCGCTTGATATTGAGTAATTAATATAAAAGCGATTATCACCAAGGAATATCTCAATGTTTTAAATATAAAATTATCCAAAGACCCCACCGCTGTATTCAATAAATATGAATTATACCTTGCTGTGACAGTTGTCATGGCAGGATTAGTAAAAGAGTTGTAAAATGGTTGAACTCTAGCTATGCTGATTTTACCAACAAAATCAGCTAAGAACGGTCTAGATAACCCAACAGTCCCCTTACTAACACTGTGGGCTTTAGCCACCCCTGTTTCAACTAATTGCTGATGTCTTATTCCAAACCTACGATTAGATTCAAATGCTGCTTTTATAAAGGTAGAATCAACATTTTTAAAAGCCACATCAGCTACGGCGTATTCTATGAATTCTGGTGGCAATGCATACAACTCAAAATTTAACCACCACACAACTGCACTCGGATAAATTTGCACAATCGCCTCTCTATCTTGAATCAAATAAGTTGCAAACTTATCAACTACAGGACTAATTGAGATTAAGGGTGGAGATATGGTCATTTTTAAACCTGTTATTAAATAACTAACTATCACTTTAGATTCATCATGGTAATTAGTCTCAAATATAAAACTTGCATCTAATAAGTCTCTATAATCAATAACTTCTGAAACCTTATTATTCCAGGTTAGTTTAACCACTTGTTTAGTTAACCTTATATATGACCATTCATTCAACAACTGGCCGCTATACTCGTAATTAAAAGTCAATATTATTATTTTCCCAACTTTCTGTAACCAACCCACCAATTGATCATATTGGGCAAAATCACTCATTAAATCAATACAAACATAGCAACCATGCCTATTATTCCTCAATCTCATTGCCTCCACAAGATAATAATCAGTTTTAAAAAACCACAACTCAGGAAAAATTAGTTTCAACTCCCTAATGGCATTCACAATTAAAGCATCTATCACCGGACTCTTACTAAGCACTCGCGCTAAACTTCTCCCAGGTTTAAACCTAATTAACAAATTATTAACAAAAACAAACTGTTCAACAGTTAGAATAAAAGGAAATGTAAGGTTTAACCTAGGGTCCTCAAAATCATCACCCTCCTCGTGTGCACCCACGTGATTATCTTGGCTCCGTCCTCGATCCAAGTCGACTGGTCTTGTCCCTCTCACTTGTCCGCGTCTGCGGTATTCAAGTCGTCGATTTTTATTACGGTTCTGATTTCGGTTCATGTTGACTTTTCATAGATTTTTCTGAGCTTGCCCGCTCAGGGGGTGAGCTAGCTATCTTCTCTAAACTCATTCAACCTTCGGATTAAGCCATCACTAAATCCCTGTTGGTTCATTGGCGTCTCTTCGAATTACGGCTCTTACAATAACATCACGACTACTCTGTTCATCGCCGTTAATGTAATACCAACCACGCGATTACCTAAGTGGTTCTTCACTTAAGTAAGACTTCCACACAGTGGCCACTAGTGAACCTACTAGCATGCGTTGTCGCCTCCCGATCACAGTAGGAGAATTAGTCCCACTTAAGATGAATTACTCATCTTGAATGACCGAGCCACTTGACAGTTTGAGTACGCCCTAACCCAACTCACGAGATTTCATGACTACCATCATCCTAAGATTAAGTGAATTTAAAGGAGCAGCAACAAAAACTATAAGGTAAGGATCTCCCCCCGCCTTATACATCCTCCACCCTAATTAGATTCACAATTGATATAGTTTTAACTCAGAGGCTAACTAGGGTGTGGCCCCTCATTGATTCCGCTCCTCAAAATCAATGAGTGCAACCATCAAGAACCCCCTTCACATCTTGATGGGAGGAGAAATTGA